TTCGAAGACAACGAATACCTCAAGGGGTTCGGGATCTTCGCGTCTCTTGGGATGGGAGTGCTCAACTGGGGGAGAGCGATCTTCGGGGGTGACGCCATGGCACAACACACGGCGGCTATGGAAGCCCACAGCCTGGCGATGCTGGCCACGACCGGTGGGCTGTTTAAGTTCGCTGGTTCGCTCTGGGGCATCATCGCCGCGGCACCGCGGCTGTTGGGCGTCGGAGCCATCGCGACGGTCGCCGTGAATGCCACAGGTGGGCTCGTCATGGACGACGAAGAGAAGAAGAAGTTCGGAGATTCCAATAAGGGGTGGTGGGAGCAGTTCTTCGAAGACGCAGGAGGGATCATAACCACCGGAATCGTGGCGCTGGTGACCGGCTTCTCCTTCTGGCCTGCGGCACTGGCCGCGGCGATCTACACCGGCATCGACTGGTTGACCAGGGGAGCTCTGAGCAACCTTGCGGCCAAGATAGGCGGGTGGCTCTACGACATGATCTCGTCGGCCTGGGACTGGGCGACCGGGTGGTTCACCGGCAGCGATTCTGATACTTCGTCGAAGTACTACGAGGAGAGCCACTTCAGGACGACGGAGCTCGTCGAGAAGGCCGCCGCGGTAGCCACGGCGAACGCCGAGAATCAGGCCGCCCAGAGCGCGGCTTCGACGCACGAGCGCACTATGGTGGAGATTCTCAAGGATGTGAACGACGCTCTCGCGGTGGTCGCGGCCAACACTCGCCAGCGCGGGACGTTCAACACGACGTGATCTGATCCGCTAGATAGATCTCAGATGGCAATCAAGATCCTAAAGACTCCGACCACGCAGCAGGTCGTATCGGCCAGGCACAGAGCGCACATGCTCAACACCGGAGCCGTCGACTTCGGCGCAGATATCTCCAGTGTGACATCAGACGACCTGTACTACCGCGGGCGCTCCGATCGCATGAGCCGCTACGGCGTGTACGATTCGATGGACCACGACGTCGACATAAGCCGAGCTCTCGACATGATCGCGGAGCACTGCACGAACGATTCCGTCAAGACCAAGACGCCCTTCGAATTCAACTTCGACGACCAGGAGATCGGGACTGCAGATTCCGATTCTCTCTACACGGCGATATACCAGTGGGACAAGATCAACCGCTGGAGCAAGACCGCGTTCAGGATCATCAGGAACCTCGTGAAGTACGGGGACGTCTTCTTCATCAGAGATCCAAAGACGTTCAGGTTACACCAGGTAGCGGCCAGGCAGGTCGTCGGCGCCTACGTTGACAGAGACACGAAGCTTGTAGAAGCCTACCATTTCACCGGCCTGAACTTCACCATAGAAGAGGTCATGGACTTCTCGATACCGAGCGTGGCCGGCTCGGCATACGTCAGCGTTGGGAACCAGGGGGCCGCCGGCGAGCTGCGGAAGGACGCGCTCGTCCTGGCCGAGAACGTCATCCACCTCAGCACGAACGAGGGGAGAGACTCAGGCGGAAACGGACAACACGACGACATCTGGCCGTTTGGAGAGAGCTTCCTCGAACAGGTCTACAAGGACTACCGCCTGAGAGCTGCTCTCGAGACGGCGGCCGTCATCCACCGAATGCAGAGGGCGCCGACACGACGGATCTGGTACATCGACGTCGGACGCATGCGCGACGATCGCGTCTCGGCCTTCATGCGTAGGTTCAAGGACGAGCTCTACAGCAAGCGGATACCGACCAAGAGCGCGGGCCAGGACCAGGTAGACGCCGTCTACAACCCGGTGTCCCAGCTTGAAGACGTGTACCTCCCCGTCATGAAGGATCGGACTGGGACGAAGGTCGAGAACCTCGAAGGCCAGCAGTGGAACGGCCTACAGGACCTGGAGTATTTCAACTCTAAGCTGATACGCGGCCTCAGAATACCGACGAGCTTCATGCTCGGACCAGAAGAGGGCGGCTCTGGGGCCGGTGCGCAGTACAACGACGGCAAGACCGGGACGGCCTACATCCAGGAGCTGCAGTTCGCGAAGTTCTGCCGGCGGATCCAGGATCTCGTCGTCGAAGACATCTCTATGGAATTCAAGCGCTTCGTGAAGGTGCGCGGGATAACGACGCCGGCCGGCGATTACGACCTCGTCATGACGTCGCCGATCAACTTCGAAGAATACCGCCAGGGAGCCCTAGACAGCGATCGGCTCCAGAGGATGAGTCAGGCCATGGGGATGGACTTCCTCAGCAGGCGCTTCGTCTTGAAGCGATACGGCGGCTTCACGATGGACGAGATCCTAGAGAACGAGAGGCTCTGGAGCGAAGAGAACCTCACGGACGCCGTGCGGTCGGACACGCAGGCCGGCGGTTTTGGCGGCATGGGAGTCGGCAGCGGACTTCAGTTCGGCGGCGGAGACATGTCGTCGCCGGACATCGGGCCGATCGACGGAGTGCCCGGGATGGATTCCATAGATTCCGCTGCGGCCGGTGGAGCACCGCAGCCAGCCGAGGTAGGCGGCGCTCCTGCTCCCGGAATCGAATCGAGATTCGCTGGAGGCAGAGCGCTCATGGAACGGAAGGCGATCAGAGAAGATCGAGGAGACGACCGCTCGAAGGACCCAGAAGAGAGCGATTATCTCTTCTGGGCAGGAGACGGCGAGCCGATCGATTCGAAGCCGAAGCTGACGATGCGAGAGATCAATAGACTCCGAAAGGACAAAGAGCGATCTAGGCGCGAGCTCGTGAAGCGGTTGGAGCTCGTCTCTAGACAGTACGCGGGCGGCGGAAAGTCCGCTCCGTTCTGATCAGGCGCCGTAGTCCGGAAGAGGAGCCGCCCGGCCGACGGCGAGCATCGTCAGCGCCGCGGTGGCTTCTTCGATGGTGACGTCGGAGAGATCGATGCCGCGGAATGAAAAGCGATTTTCGGATTCGAGGTAGTACTTGCCTTCGATTTCGCTGGGCCACACCGTGGCGATGCAGGTCCCGTCGATCTGATGCTCTATCGTCACTCGACGGTCCCGCCGTCTACGCACGTGAACCTGATGTCGGTCCACGTCCCTTCGATGGATTTTTCCGCGAGGTCGCCGGCGGCCTTGCAGAGCTCCCACGTCTCGAACGGGCCGACCGACGTGATGGTCATGGACCCGTCGTTGCTGAACGTCGACAAGTACGCGATGATGAGGTACCACTTCCGCATTCTAATCCTCCGCTTCGATCGTCTCTAGGTAGTCTGCAAATTCGATGAGGTCTGGTGCACTCCGCCCAGCAGAGCGTCTCGTCAACAGCCTCCTCATCAGCTTCTTCACGCTGACGTCCGCGGACCCGAAGAACCTGTTGCACGCCCGGTGGGCCGCCACGACATTACCGAAGTCGTCGCGCCCGCCTTTCGACCGCGACACCAGGTGCTCTCTGGTGGCCGACGACGACAGGTCTAGTCCGCAGAACCAACACTGATTCTGTCGAGTTCGCCGTTTTCGACCCAGTCGCCGCTCGTCTTGATCGCTTCCAAGTATCTGGTCCGACGATCGCGTGCGATCGTGTTCCCGAGGAACCCGTCGTAATCTCTCTGGGAATCTCCTAGCCAGCTGATTCGATCGGATCTTTTCCTCCTGATCACAGATGCGGTTCCGTCGCTCTTTGCGTATGAGAACGACGCGTCCGATGCGACGATCTCTGTAGAGGCCTCTCGGTCGCGCAGGAAACGTTGAAATTCGTCGAGCCTCAGGTCGTCCCACTTCACGGGCCTCGGCGTCGACATCACAGCGCCACCGCATATGCGAGCGCACCGAGCGCCCCAACGGTGGTGAGAATCTTGGTCGTATTGGCGATCGCCCCGACTGTCTCGCGGTCTCGATGGCCGCAGGCGTACCTGGCGATCGAGTGGAAGAATACGAACAGAGTCACCTGCGCGAAGAGCACGAAGCCGACGGAGAACATGCATGACAACATGGAAAAGATCGACGACGGTCCTAGAGTGGATCCAGGGGGGTAGTAGATGAAATCTTTTTCGTAGCTCAAAACGGTGGTGAAGAGAGCCATGAGCATCTTCGCGGTGAATGCGACGAAACACGCCATCGATGCGGCATACGCGAGCACGTTTGGGACGATGCTCTCTCCTCTCGAATGTCGCGCGAAGCCAGAAACTATGATGCCGCCGGCCAGAGTGAACAGCGCCACGGTGACCAAGGCGGACCAGATCACTTCACGACCTTGAGGTGGAAATTCACGTTCGACTTACCGACCCTGGCCGTTCCCCTGACCTCACCGTTCCTGTCGGGCACGCCGCCGTTGAGCAGGACGATCGACCTGGGTAGGACGCGCCCCATGTTCTTCGACAGCAGCTCTGTCACTCTTTCTCGTATCTTCTCAGGCTTCACCGACGGCTCCATTTTCGAGACGATTCATTGTAACACACCGCGTCATAGAAAGATATCGAACGATATCGGACAGGACGAACAGCCTGACGGCCTCGGCGATGGATTCTGCCGTGTTCGGCTCGTATCCGCTGACCGGCAGCTCTCCGACCGTGAACGACTTGAAATCGTCGGCGACGGACTTCCAGCCGACGTGACCGTTCAGCCAGTGGTGGAGATAGTGCCCAAGTTCGTGGGCCATGACGCCGAACGCGGTCCGATCCGCACGATATCCCGGAAAAGACCAAGAGAGGATTTCGAACCGGCGTCGCTCCCCTGCAGAGGACGATGCACTTCTCATTGGGGTCGTAATATCCATTCCCAGCGGAACCGCGATCGATGGCCATGTTCGGAATCGGAACGCGATTCAACGCGGCGAAGTCTGCACAGACCTTCGCCGCTTCTGCGAATGTCGGAAGGCCGTCTTTGAAATCGTACGGAAATGACACGGTCGGTATTCTCCTTCTGCATCATAAAACATCGCAGCAGGCGAAGATACACCCTCAAATCACGGCGCTTCGGACCGATTTCGCGTGCGATTCCTGGCGCCAAAGCGCGTTTTTCCGCATTTTCTTGCATTTAGAGCCATAGAAACTCATCCTCCTTAAACAGTTGGTGCCTATCGTTGGCATCCGCGTCGAACGGCACGGACTGATCTGAAATGTGGCGCTCCCGCGAGGTAGAGCGCCGAAGGAGATGAAGATGAAGAAGTTCAACAGGCCGCAGGCCCAGAAGCCCTCGAAGTACAGCTCGCTGCTCGAGCAGATCCTCGAGAAGGCATCGGCCGCAGTGAACAGCGTCCCGCTCGATGAGAGCGGAAATCCGGTGCTCACCGACGAAGTGCGCAGGAGCATCGTGGAATCGAGCAGCGACATGATCCACACTCTGATCGTCAGGAAGGCGAAGGATCTCCTCGAAGAATTCGACGCCGAACATTTCGATGACGAAGATATCGAAGACCTCGACGACGAGATCGAAGGCGAAGAGCTCTCCGACGACGTCGATGGTTCCGAAGACAGTTCGGAAGACGAAGATCTCGACGCCGAAGGCGACGAGCTCAACGACGACGACATGAAGGAGATCACGGATAAGCTCAGCGGCAAGTCCGTCGAAGACGGCGATCTGGACCTCGAAGACGGCGATGAAGGCGAACTCGATGATGGTGAAGCCGATGAGGGCGAAGATTCCGATGACCTGGACGACGATCTGGACCTCGATGACGAGCTCGATGGGCTCGATCACGAAGAGGTAGAGAAGCAGAAGAAGGATCTCGACTTCGATGACGTCGACGACGACGTCGACGGCGAAGAGAGCTACAAGGCCTGATGACCGATCGAAAGATCCTTGTCGAAACGATCATGCCGGACTCTAATCCAGTCCGAATGGTCGACGATTCTTCTGGAACGAAGAAGCTCTTCCTGGAAGGGATCGCCATCCAGGGCGAGAAGAAGAATCACAACGGTAGGATCTATCCGAAGGGCGAGATAGAGCGCGCCGTCGAAAAGATGAGCGAGACCATCAAGAAGGTCGGTCCGATCATCGGAGAGTGCGATCACCCGGATGGACTGACGGTCTCGGTCAAGAATGCGTCGCACATCATAGAGCGAGCGTGGATGGAGGGCGATGACGGCCACAGCCGCTTCGCCATCCTAGAACACGGATACGGTCAGACGATCCGCGATCTGGTGAAGGCCGGCGCCAGGCTCGGCGTCAGCAGCCGAGGCTCCGGCAACGTAGATCGAAACGGCAGGGTGTCAGATTTCGACATCGTGACGATCGATATCGTTGCCAATCCGTCGGCCCACGACGCGTATCCGAGGCCCATACTGGAATCGCTGGGCAATACTACCCAGGGCCGCAGGGTTTTGGACCTGGCAGAGGCCATCAGGCACGATCCGAAGGCTCAGCGCTTTCTCGAGAGAGAAATCGCGACCTTTCTCAACATCTTGACAAGGAACTGAGAGCAAATGGAAGAACTGCTCAAGACGATCTCCAAGAGCGACCTCCTCACCGAGGAGACGATCGAGAAGATCAAGGAACACCTCGCTTCGGCCGAGAAGAAGGCCGAGGACAAGGCGAAGAAGGTCCTCGAGGCCAAGTATCGATCCGACATGTCGCGGCTGATGGCTGCGACCGACGCGATGATCACGGACGGCATCAAGCAGGCCGTCCTCGAGATGCGCGAAGACCGCTCTGCGCTTCGTCGCGCGACCGCCAAGGCCGCACGAGCGCAGACTCTGGCCGAACAGCGCGCTCGTGCTTCCGCCAAGGCGGCCGTGACCCTGGTGGAATCGGTGGTCGAAGAACGAGTCAAGGAAGAGATCCGCGAGTTCAGCGAGAGCCGAAGGCTCTACAACAGGCGCAACGCCAAGGCTCTGCGCGAGGCCCAGGCGCGGTCGGACCGCGACCGCGAGGCATTCGCGAAGCGCGGCGCGATCGTCCTGGAGACCCTCGTCGAGAAGATGCTGCGTCCGCACCTCGCTCAGCTCCACGAGGACATCAACGAGGCCAAGAAGCTCGACTTCGGGCGCAGGATCATGGAGGCCTTCGAGGCGGAGTTCACCGCCAAGCACTTCAAGGCCAACAAGATGTTCCGCGCTCTGAGCAAGAAGACCGCTGGACTGCAGAAGCAGCTCGCCGAGGCCAGGTCGAGCGCCGCGAGACAGGTAGCGGAGGCCAATGAGGCCGCCGCGGCCGCGAAGAAGCAGTCTGCGAAGCTCGTAGAGTCCATCGAGCGGTCGAAGAAGATGAACGCGTGCCTGGCCAGCCTCACCGGCGAGCCGCGCAAGCAGATGAGGACCCTTCTCGAGGGCGTCGCCACCAAGAACATCGAGAAGACGTTCAAGCAGTTTCTGCCGGAGGTCGTGAAGGCCGCCGGTAGAGAGAAGCTCGCCGGGGGTACTCCCAGGATTGAGCTCCGAGAAGGCAACAAGGCCGCGCCGAGCCGCGTCGTCAACGAGATGGACAGAGATCTCGTCGAACTGCGTCGTCGTTCCGGCATCGTCTAATCGCTCGGAAACCCAACCGGATCATTAAGGAGAAACAATGTCCACCCCGATCCAGAACCGTTGGAAGGCCGTCAAGGAGATCGTCCTCGAAGGCCTTTCGCCCACGAAGTCCAGGATGCTCGATCGCGTCCTCGACAACACCCTGCGTGAGTCTTCGATGTTCATGCAGTCCCCGCAGAACCTGTACGAGAACGCGTCTGCCGGCGCGACCTCCGCAGGCAACATCGCGATGCTCAACAAGGTCGTCCTGCCGGTCCTCCGCCGCGTCATGCCGGGCGTCATCGCGAACGAGCTCGTCGGCGTCCAGCCGCTCGATGGTCCGTTCGGTCAGGTCCACACGCTCCGTGTGAACCTCGTCCAGTCGGTCGCTGGGGCCGTCGCAGGCGAAGAAGCCTTCGCTCCGCGCAACGTCCACGACTTCCGCGTCGCCTACTCCGGTAACGAGAATGCCTCGGCTCCGGGTGCAGGCGAGACGATCGCCATGGAAGGCGTCCCGGGCAATGCGATCTCCATCGAGGTCGTGAAGGAGATCGTGAAGTCGATGACTCGACGCATGAGCGCCCGCTGGACCATCGAGTCCCAGCAGGACGCGAATGCCGTCACTGGCATCGACATCGAGAACGAGCTGATGGCCGCCGTCGCGCAGCACATCACGCACGAAATCGACCAGGAGATCCTCCGCAGGCTCCGCGCTCTGCCGCCGACTCCGACCGCTCAGAACACCTTCGACCAGGCCGCCGTCTCCGGACAGGCCACGTTCGTCGGTGACGAGTTCGCTGCGCTCGCGATCCTCATCAACAAGGAAGCGAACGACATCGCGGCCCGCACCCGCCAGGCTCCGGCAAACTGGATCGTCGTCAGCCCGACGGCCCTGACCATCCTCCAGGCCGCGCGCACCAGCGCGTTCGCGCGCACCACCGAGGGCAACTTCGAGGGTCCGTCGAACACCAAGCTCGTCGGTACGCTCAACGGCATGCAGAAGGTGTTCTGTGATACCTACGCCTCCGCATCGACCTCGATCCTCGTCGGGTGGAAGGGCTCGGACGTCAATGCCGGCGCCTACTACTGCCCGTACGTCCCTCTGATGTCCACCCCGGTCGTCTGGGACCCGCAGACCTACGAGCCGTCGATCGGCTTCATGACCCGCTACGGCTGGCTGGAGCTCACCAACCGCGCGAACTCGCTCGGCAACTCGGCGGATTACTTCGGGCTCGTCGGCGTGACGTCGGCGAACTTGACGTTCATGTGATATCAACCAGACCAAAATCTGGTTGGAAAAATCAACAGAAACAAGGGCGCTCGAAAGGGCGCCCTTTGTCTATTCAGTTTCTCGTTTCTCACGCTTTAGTCGACGCTTCCTTCCGCTTCGGAGGAAGCAGAGCTTCGATGGTGTCTGAGTATGCAGACCGATGTCGGGTTGAGTGGAATGATTTTGGATCTATACATGCGCTCCATTCTATAATCCGAACCGCGGCATGTAAAAGGAAAGAGCGGGCCGAAGCCCGCTCTCCGGATCTCAGGCTGCTAGAAGCCGCTCGGACTTCGAAATCTCGATCTTCTTTGGCTTCTTCGACTCCGGGACCACGTGCTTCAGGTCGACATGGAGCAGTCCATGCTCCATGGAAGCGCTCACTACCTCGACATGTTCGGAGAGCTGGAACTTCCGCTCGAAGTTGCGTCCAGCAATGCCCTGGAAGACGTAGTTCTTCGGGCTCTCGTCCCTGGATCCGGACACCGTGAGTGTCCGATCCTTCACCTCGATCGAGATGTCGGCTTCGGAGAAACCGGCCACCGCCAGGGTGATCCGGTAGTCGTCTTCGCCGATCTTCTCGATGTTGTGGTGCGGGAACGATGAGGAGTATTCCAGGGCGTCGAACAGGCGGTCGAAACCGATGGACGAGCGATAGAACGGGGTGAAATCGAATCGCATAAGAACCTCCATAAGTTGAGCGATCTTGTGATCCGGCCCATCAGGCACCGGACAAAAGTAATATATCACGGATCGTGGCCTAAATCTCTCCATGCGCATATTCGAGCTAGGGAGAGGCAAGGACGCCAGCCCGGAAGACTTTCCGACGCTCTACCACCTGTGCGAATACGCGTCATTCAGCTACTTGCTTGACCAACGACGTGATAGTATCCATGGGCGGCACGTATGTGAGCACGACATGGAACCCGAAGATGGACAGGATCGTCGGGAAGTCCATTTGCCTTTACAAGATCATTTCATTGATGTATGATTTTCTATAGATCAACCACGCGTTCTGCCGCACTGCCGCGAGCTTGACCGCTTCGGAGGGGTTTTCGATGTGCTGGATCGCATATCCGTCCCGCTGCACGGCCGCGAGCTGAACGACTTCCGACGCGAATCTCAACAGCAGAACGCTCCGCGAACACCACCTCGTCTGGACTTCTGAATCTCTCTCGAACCGGAGCAGCTCCGCGTAGTTCGCGTCGGTGTATCTGTAGCTGGTGTCGACTCCGCACCAGTACATGCAGCAATTGCCGGAGACCGTGATTCTCGCGTCGTCAGGCGACACCAGGATACCATCGCGCGGTATCCATCCGTGGTCCTGCATGGACTCCCAGAAGAATTCCTCGATGTTCATCCTACAAGCCCATTAACCACGTTGACTGTGTTCGAGTCTGACGGTCTTTGATGGTTCTCGATCTCGCCGTAGATTCCCTCGATATCGTCGATGCGCTCGCGAAATGTCGACGCTTTCTGTTCGACGGTTTCGATCAGAACCTTGACCTGCGCATCGACGGAATCGTACTGTTCTCGCGGATCGACCGATCGAATCAGCGAGAGGAAACGCCAGATCCCCCTCGGCTTGAAGGTCTCCGGGTCGTATTTCTTCGCGGCTGCGAGCAGCTCTGTCAGAGACTTGCCAAGTTCGTCGACGTCGGAAAGCCTGACGATGCTGTTGATCTTGTCGGCGATTTCTTCGCTGGCTCTCTCGACTCTCTGACCGATGGTGTTGATCTCTTGGAACGTGAGTTCTTTCCCCGCGTTCTGTCGATCGTTGGACTCGTCGAGGAATGTGTGTTCGACAGACTTCTTCTTCTTCATGTTCGCTTCTTCTTCCTCATGGGGTGCCGATTCTCTCCGGGGTCGATGCTTTATGCATCGTCCTCACACGCTTGATGAACTCCGAAACTGTGCTCGTAGCGTATTGAGGCAGCGAATCGAGCTTCCGTTGGAATTTCCCGACACAGTTGCTCTGACACCAGAGTGAACATTCCATCGATATCGGATCGCGCATTTTGTGCGTCAGGATGAACGGAAGCTCCGCAGAATCTGCCTCGAAGATGAGTTCTGTGAGAAGCGGTTCGATGAATGCCACCTCGTGATCGTTGAATTCCACGATGCCGCTCCACGTTCGGATCAGCTCTATGTCGAACCGCTCGATGCCGATACTGTCGGTCGCGATGAGGTAAGTTTCGAGCATGACGCCGACGTTGGACGGCAGGATGAGTGTCTGTGAGACCCTACAGCGCGATCCGGACACGCTATTCGCGAAGACTCCATAGCCGATGCAATCGGATGATTCTTCGTAGATCATGTTGCACGCGTTGATGATCGCTTCTTTGTTTCTTCTAACGTCTATCAGCGAGCTCATCATCGATGCTTCCATTCTCATCTCTGGAATGATCTTACCACAGGAGCGCGACGATAGTAAGGCTCTCTAATATGTTCTAACGCACCGCAGCGAGCTTGACGGCTTCGGAGGGGTTCTCGATGAATTCGATCGCGCTACCGTTCTGTTGCACGGCCGCCAGCTTGACCGCTTCTGACGGGTTCTTGATGAACTGGATCGCCCGCCCGTTCTGCTGAACGGCCGCGAACTGGACGGCTTCGGACGGGTTCTCGATGTAATAGATGACACGGCTTTCTTGCCGCACGGCCACAAGCTTGACGACTTCAGTGGTAGGGTTCTTAATGTATCGAATCGCGTATCCGTTCTGCTGCACTGCTGCGAGCTGGACCTCTTCTGACGGATTCTCGATGTGTTGGATCGCGTATCCGTTCTCCTGCACGGCCGCGAGCTGGAGAGCTTCCGACGGGTCCTCGATGTGCTTGATCACGTATCCATTCCGACACACGGCAGCGAGCTGGACCGCTTCGGATGGGTTTCTGATGTATTGAATCGCCTCTCCGTCCTGATGCACGGCAGCGAGCTGGACCGCTTCTGACGGCTTCTCGATGAATTTGATCGAGTATCTGTTCTTCTGTACTGCCGCGATTTGAACCGCCTCGGAAGCAAGGACAAGCATCATCTTGTTCGACTTGCAAAACTCTTCTTGAATTTCCACATCATCATCGAAGCGGAGCAACATGGTGCATCTCGCGTCCGTGAATTGAAACTGCGTATCGATATCGCGATAGTATATGAAACGACCGCTCGATACCGCGATCTCTGGATCGCCAGGACACACGAGGAATTCGCCCTGGGGCTTCCACCCGGCGTCCTGTAGGGACTCCCAGAAGAACTCTAGTTCTCGATCGGTCACGCCGCTATGCTATCACAAGACGCCGTTGGTCGAAATCGAGAAGATTTGGAGCTTCTCCTCCTGGCCCTCGACGGCGGTTGGGAAGCCTTCTCCATAATCTCGACGAGCCGCTGGACGGAATACGTCAGGTTGTTGATCGCGATGACGATCGATCTGGCCTCGTCGTGTTCCGGCGTCGACGCCGAATCGGTGACGCGCTTCATCTTGGCCAGGAGCCCTATCGTGAACATGGCGACGGCACCGAGTATACCGATGAACACGGCGACTCCCGGCGCGATCTTCGCTAGCTCTGTGATCGAAAGGTCCATCAGAAGCACCTCTTCTGATCGTTTCCAGTCAATATGAGGACGTGCCAGTTCGCCGCGCAGAGCATGAGATAGATGGGCATCGAATCCGACATGAGCGACCCGTTGACCGCACCGGATATGAGAGCGACCAGCCATATGGTGCTCCCGACGCCTGCCGCGGCGCCGCGGATCATGGGAGTCAGGTAGAATCTCCCGTTGACGATCAGGGCGGCGATGTGGGCCACACCGGCGATGGTCGCTATGATGCCCCAAGTCTCTTCGGAAGCTATGACCGCCATCCCAGCGTATATCTTCTCTGACAGCGCATATGTGTCCGGCAGCGCCGTCAGCCACGCACCCCACCCGAACAGAGTGACGGCCAAGAACCACTCTATCCGATTCGCCAGCGGTGTGTGTTTTTTCTTCATCAGACGATTTAAGGTTCGACAGATCCGTGATAGGATATGAACGCAGGAGAGAAATTCATGCTGTGGATGATGTTGGGTTTTGGAATAGGGCTGGTGGTCCTGGTGACGTGGCAGTACCTGCACGCGTGCGACCTCTGTGACGAGATCGACGAGCTCCAGTGCACGGTGGACGGGCTGCGTTCCGACCTCAAGTCGGCTCTCTGCGTCTTGAAGCGTAGGATCGACGGCAAAGCCGACCTCGAATCTGCTAGAGTGTGGTTGGAGATGAATTATCCCTCTATGAAATGAGGCCTTTATAGGCACCTCTCGATGGTGTATTTCTTTCATCAATCCTGAGGAGGATCGGAAAATGGAAGTCATCCACAGCAACGGCGATAACCGCGGTCAGCTCGCCAACGTCGTGCTCCGTCGGACCACGTTCTTCCGCGGCCACTGTCGCTGCTACATCGTGTACAGAACGAAGAAGAACGGCGTCAAGGGGTGGGCATACCGCCAGATCAACGCAGATTTCGCCACGTTCCCCCGCGGCTCCTTCCACAATCACCACGAGCCCATGGAATCGATTCCGGCCGCGGATGCCGCCGCTCTGCGCGAGGCCCGCCGCTCCATCGATGCCGCACTCCCCCCAGTAAGATTGGCCTCACCGGCAGAAATGCACGCGGTCGGGGTGCCGAGAGCGACGCTCCAGCGGTGGCTGAAGCTGTGAAGACGCCAGCTCTCGATCGGATACTCTCCGCCGTGAGCACGGAAGATCTCCCCGGGGGTAACGTGTACGGGTACGGGTGCTACGGGTGTCCGTTCTCTCACGAAGAAGACGATCGCTCGTACGAGACGAACAAGACGTCGAAATGTTTGCTGCTGGACAAGGCCATCACAGACATGGATCCGGAATGCGAACTGTCGCACTGGCAGGCCAGGGCGAAGTTAGAACTGAAGTCAATCGGAGGAGAAGTGGAATGAAGGTATCGAAGGCGTTCGCAATCGTCGTTCTCGCTGGCTCGCTCGGAGCGTGCGGAGAGATGGTCGAGGTGCCGGCTGGATACGTCGGCAAGATCATCGGATCGGACGGGATCATGGAAGCGACGATCCCTCCGGGGAAGATCCGTCTCGGGACGTGCATCTTCCCGGGATCGATCTGCGATGAGATGTTTCTGATCGAGAACACCGACCTCGCCGCGAAGGAGAGCATCGACTTCATCACGCCGATCGAACAGCTCAGGTTCTCCGTCGACGTGCGCGGGACGTTCCGGCTCAGGAACGGCGGCGACGCCCAGACCATCAACCACGTCGTCGCGCGTCTGGCTCCCGTGTACGACGAGAATTACGGGCGGAAGGTCGTGACGATGCAGCGCGTGTACGAGACGTACGCGACGAACGTCATCCGCGAGGTCGTTCGGTCTGAGCTCAGCAAGTATTCCATCGTCGATTCGCTCAAGAACCGCGAAGCCATCAGCAACAACCTCTTCGTCGCCGTCCAGCGGGTGCTCGAGAAGACACCGATCGAGGTCATCCAGTTCGGCCTAGCGAAGGCAGATCCGCCCGACGTGATCAACCGCGCGAACGAGCTGAAGTCCCAGCGCGAGGTCGAGATTGCCCAGGCCAAGCTCGAGGCAGACATCCTCCTCCAGCAGGCCGAAGGCCGTCGGCTCGCCGCTCTGAAGCAGCAGGAGATCGATCTCATCAACACTGAGACACAGGTCTTGACGCAGCAGAAGCTCGCAGACGGGTTCTCGCCAGCTTGGGCAATGACCAAGTACCTGGAATTCTTGCAGACCGCTGCGGCCAACCCTTCGACGATCTACCTCCCGATGGCCACGCTCGAACAGCTGCCGGCGCAGATCGGAGTGTGGAGCGATGCGATGAGCAGGAGCGGCAGGTCGAGGCCCTAAGAAGCTCTGTCGAAAGGAATATCAAGATGGATCTCTTCGCAGAGCGTTTCCCGTTTCTCGTGGCCGGTGCCGTCGCGCAGCTCCTGTTCCTCGCCGTCCTCTCGTCCTGTTTGTTCCTGTTCTGGCTGTGGATCGCGCGTCCGGCGATCTCGGCTATGAAGAGCGATGAGCCGATGATCGTCCCAAAGCGGATGGCATTGAAGACCGCAGCGATCGCTGCGGTCTTCTTCCTAGCGCTCTTCCTAGCGTACGCTCAGACGATGTACAGGGCCAAACACGTGGTGTCTCCGCCGAAGAACGATGCGCTCGACGAAGAGATCCACAGAGAACGCCAGGACATCGAGCCGAGCGAGCGACGCGATCCAGAAGCAGATCGTCGAGAAGCCGAGGAACAGAATCGGCGTTCGAAGGAATGACGCCGGTGTCCAGCGCCGAGAAGCTGATCAGGTGCAGAAGCCAGCATTGCGGGGCGCGCTGTGCTCGCGGCGGCGGTTCTATCAGGTGGTATTTCGGCCACTACGAAGGGACGTCGGACGAATTCAACGCGGAATATCGCATCCCGGACGACGTTTGTCCCGTGTGTCGTACTCCGGAGTTCAAATCGTGAAGTTTCCAGACAGCGGCCTCAATCTGATCCAAGAAGAATACAGGGAGTCACCCTGGAAGATGCTGGTCGCGTGCATGATGTTGAATAGGACGACCGGAAAGCAGGTCCGTCCGGTGCTCGAAGAGCTCTTCTCGAGGTGGCCGAACAAGGAAGCCCTGGCGGCGGCGGATGACTGCGAGCTCAGGAATGTCATCGCGCCCTGCGGGATGCAGGCGAAGAGATCCATCTTTCTCAGGAAGATGTCTGCTCTCTACGGTAAGGTTCCGGTCCAGAATCTTCCAGGCGTCGGAAAGTACGCCACGGACAGCTGGAAGCTCTTTCAGCTCGGCGAGGTTCCGCAGGTCATGGACAAGCAGCTCAAGCGATACGTCACGTGGCTCAAATTGAACGGACACGCGTAGGAGAGGATGAAGGTCAGAATTGGAAATCCCAGGCGGAAGTGGAAGCTCAGAGACATCGTCGTCGTCCACGACTACGATACCTGGAATCTGTCTCAGACTCTGGCCGCGATCATCGCTCCTGCCCTGAAGAGATACGTCGAGGTGTCAGATCGGTACATCGAGATCGATGAACCGCGGTTTTCTAACGGCATGACCAAGCGTCAGGCCGTCGTCGAATGTGCTTGGGCGTTCCAGGAGATCGCAACTGAGGCCGAAGCGGATTCGATATACGCTGCGAAGCTCACGGACACCGCCACGTGCGAGAAGCTCGACGAGCTGGAAGAGAGGATGCAGCGCGCACTAGAGCTCTTCGCAGAGATCTACAAGACCCTCTGGAATTGACCTTTACAATTCACATTGATGTGAATAATATCGTCTCATTCAAACGGTTCAACCGAGCGAGAGACGAAAATGAGCGATCACATCAAGATGGCGCAAAAGACCGGCGATGCGTATAGCGCCGATCGCTACGTCGACTGGTCCGCTGTCGCGAAAATGCTCTTCGATCGCGGCTACAGCGATCGAGAGGTCGAGGCGATCATGCGTTCCAAGTGGACGCGCTGGGCTGCAGACGACGCGCCTTCTTACGGCAGAGCGACTGCCGAAGACCTGGCTCGCTTCCTGGACGATCCTCGGAACGACTGCGCCAGATTGCTCGCTGGGCTGATCACCTGAAGCCGCCGAGCGTCAGGCCGATGTCTGCCAGGGTCGCGTCCTGCGCGACCGGTGCGACTACCGTGACGGTGTCTCCGATCGACACCGTCGCGTCCGTGAAGTCGACGACGGCATCGCTGGCCCCGGCTCCGAACACCAGCGTGCCGACTTGGACGCCGTTCTTGTTGACGATGAACGTCTTCGGTGCGGTCGCAGCGACCAACGCGTGGGCGAAGGACCTCGACTCGTCGAAGACGATCTCGTGTGAAGCCGTGTAGATCACGAGCAGTTCGCCGGGTTCTGGCATCCCGACGACCGGCACCGAGATCTCGAACATGTCCGTGAACGCCGATCCCGGGTCGACCGGGACGAGCTTGCTCCTGAAGCCACCGATTGTCATGCTGACGTTCGACAGCGTTGCGTCTTGAACGATCGGAGCAACGACCGTCAGCGTATCGCCGATCGCGACGTTGACGTCTGTGAACCACACGAGAGCTTCCGTCTCGCCGGCTCCAAACGTCACGGATCCTACCTGGATCGAATTCTTGAATACGCCGAACGTCGACGAGGTCGTAGCTGGAACGATGGCGCGCCCGAAACACCGCGTCTCTTCGATCCGGATGCCGTGGGCCGCCGTGTAGATGATCAGCGTCTCGTTCGGGTCTGGGAAGCCGATGACCGGAACACAGAGCTCAAATATGTCGTTGATCGCATTGGTTGCGTATGACATGTTCGGGCGCCTGGCGACCTTGAATTTGAACGTTACGCTCGGGCCTGGTGTCGTCGTGTACCTGAATATTCTGGTGCCCCCAGAATGTCCGGCAGAGAAGCTGATGCCGACGGTTCCGATGGTGTCTGCCTCTTGGCGAATCGACGCGACAGAACCATCGTCGTTTATGACGAGCTCGCCGACCTCCTGGCCGGTAGACCGCGTCGCCGTGTATTGTACGTAGAAGTCGTCGTAGACGCCACTGGGTGCCTCGAGAGCCGGGTGCAAGAACGCCGCCGTGGTTCCGCCCGGCAGCGTGATCGTGTACCTCACGCTGTCGTCTGCTTGGCAGAACGACGGCGCCTGAACGAACTGAACCATCGGAGTCCACGAACCCAACTCTGGCAGCGGCGCCGTATGGGGGTTGGGACATGATCCCGGAGATGGATCCCCCGTCCCAGCGGCAATCGAACAGTCAGAACACCAAGAGGGCCCAGGCGGCGATCCTGGAGTGGTCACCATGGATGATGGGTACGTCGATCATCCGGGCCTTACCGTCACGCTGTTTTCCGGTCCGGACCTGGTACCCGGCGAAGCAGCTCATGAGCTGCGCCAGATAACGCTTGATCTGGTGGTCGTAGAAGAAGGGCTTGCGCCTGACCGTGACTGTTCCCATGGTGATTATCTAAAGACCTCAGACGTTCACGGCGTACCGGCGGCGGCGCTTTAGCGCCGCCGAGCGTCCCAGGGCGGCGCCGCCGGCGGAGGCTGCATTCCCGGACGATGCGGCCCTCGACGTCATCGACCCGGAGCATATACCCGACCCGATCGAACCGGCGATCCCGGACCGTATCGTCCCCCCGCTGACTAGCGACAGCCCTCCGGATACGGAGAGCGCGGAGCCGCTGTTGGTGGAAGCCCCGGTGACGGACGCGACGCCGAGGCCCGCAGCGGACGCCACCTGGTTCCTGATGGTCGTCCCGGAGGCCTGTGCCGCGCCGCTCCCGGAGGCCGCTGCCGCTACCGCATGCGTGGCCCTTCCGATCGCAGATGCGATCGAGGATGCGGCCGCCGAGGCGACGTTGGACGTGACCGCGTTCCCGGATCCGGAGGCAGAGGATGTGGCAGAAGCGGATCCGACGCCGGTCGTCGGTGTCCTGTCGAACGAGGTCCCGAGCGCGCCGGATCCGTTGGCGTTCGCCGTACCCGTGGATGCCGCAGTAGATCGACCGATGACAGAGCCGGACGAAGACGCGCCCGCTGATGCGGCGGTTCCGGCGATAGTGATTCCCGCGCCAGAGGCAGCAGACGAGCCGGGTGCCGAGCCGACGCCGGTTGTGGGTTCCCTGGTGAACGAGGTCCCGAGGGCACCGGAGCCGTTGGCGTTCGCCGCGCCGACGGACGCCGACGTCGATCGGCCCATGGATACAGCAGAACCGGAACCGGAGGACGATAAGGTGCTAGAGAAGATCGCGATCGCCGAGATTGACGTCGCCCCGGAAGCCGCAGAGGCGGCCACCGAGGTGCTGATCGCCCTACCGGTAGCGGACGCAGCCCCGACAGATGACGCTATTCCCCTCGAACCGACCTCGGCCGATCCGAAGACCGAACTGACCGCGACCGCATTGGCCATCGCGGCCGCCGTCGTCCTTCCGACCGCG